CCCACTATGAATTCCAAGAGCTAGTGCTCCGGAGAACTAGTGGAACATTCAGGGGCATCTCTCGACCGGAGGAGTAATCTTGCAATGGCCCATCCTAATAAGATGGATAACCATACTCTGAGCAAGAGGGTTCCGTGAGCTGTCACTGTCGTGATAGTGTAACGGGTGGTTTCTTACATCAGTTCCATAATGTGTCATTATGAAAAAGAAGAAGAAGGGTACATATGAATGTACTGTAACCCACCGTCAGCTAATCGATAGGATCAGATCTGTGGAACTCCCAAAGCCCATTAAGCAAGAGTTTCTGGTAGTGTATACCAGATGGCTTCAGAACTCAGGTCCTTCGTGGACCGTAGAGCGCCTGAAAACCTTCAAACAATCTCTGTTAAAGGAGGTTGCTGAGGGTTTATCATCATCACTTTATCCCTGGTTTAAGAAGTCTGCCAGTGGCAATCTATTAGGAGTTATGGGAAAACTCCGAAAACTTGCAACGACTGGTCACCTTCGACAGGTGTTAGATATTGTGAATGTATACACTTCTTGGAAGCGTATAACGCTCAACACAGAGGAGATCAAGGATATCCAAAAGACAATCGAGGCCCAACCAGTAAGTGAACCCTACTGGAGAAGTCTTGAGAGGCGTATGCCTCATGTCCTCAAATACCTTGGCATCAACCGATGTCTGAGCTGCGTATGGCCAACTCCTATATTACAAACTGGTGTCTCACCTTCTCAAATGAGACGTCTGGCTGATGATATAAGGAATATCACTCTTCCAGAGTGGTGCCAGGAAGATTATGATCACTTGCTGGAGAGAGCCTTAGGTGGTGAGATTCACACACCCCAGGGCATTGATAAGTCTTTTGGACTAATCAACGGCAAGATTCAGATTACTCCTAACCCGGGTCTAAAGACCAGGTATTACGCGGTTCCGAATCTTCTCATCCAACGAGCCTTGGATCCCTTGAAAGAGGGACTCCTAAGTATCCTTCCCAAGTTACCTTGGGATTGTACGTTGGATCAAGGTAAAGCGGATCATGCTATACTGAGGCACCTCAAGCGAGGTGAGAAGGCATTTTCCGTCGATCTCTCCTCTGCCACGGACCACTTTCCATGGTCATGGCAGAAACGAATCCTCTTTCGATTAGTTAAGCCCTTTGGCGCGGCAAAACTAATGAGGGATCTCTTTACGGCGTGTGTAGAGGAAGGAGTTTGGGAACTCGATGTCTCGAGGGCTAATCCTAAGGATCATACGCGCTATCAAGCGGTATGGTCTAAGGGTCAGCCTTTGGGGCTTGGCCCCTCCTTTCCACTCTTTACTTTGTCACACGGAATACTCCTACTTATCCTATCCAATAGGCAGTGGGAGGGAAAGTTCTTCGTTCTAGGAGATGATGTCATTATCTTGGACGAGATGTTATATACTCAATATACATCCGCCCTGGAGAAGGCACAAGTCCCTATTTCGCAAGGGAAGTCGTATGCCTCCAACAGGCTTGCTACTTTTGCTGGGAAAGTTTACACCCCTAAGGGCTATTGGTATAACCCTAAGTGGTGTCAAATAAACCAGAGGAACTTCCTTGACG